TAATATGCTTCTATATTTTCAACCATTCAATAACTCCAGTTCTCTTTCTTCTTCTGGCTCAATTTTCTTGCCATACTTAAATTCTTTCTTTGCACATTCATCCAGTTGCTGCATAATTTCTTCTGTAAAATATTTCTCAGGATCATTGTTGATTGTTTTACCAAATGTTTTAGTTCCATCAGGCAATTCAATTCTTGTTGAAACTGATTTAAATATTCCATATTTCAATGCAAGTTCTAGCAATCCATAGTATCTGTCCAATCCGCTTTCATACATCAAACGAACATCTACTTGTTTATGCTCAATGGTCAAACGTGATTTTGCATTCTTACAATGAATAATATTACCTACAACTTCTGTTCCATCCTTTTCTTTCTTTTTGGAAAGATAAACAATAGAAGATGCAGCGTACTTCAAACCACTTCCGCCTCCCATTTCTTTAGTTGGAAACATTGAACCTACTACATCATATGTGTGATTGGTGACAACCATTGGAACTTTTGCCCGACCAAGTTTCAACGTCAAGACACGAAATGCAGCCTTAATAACTTGTGCACGAGTCATGTCTCTAGTTTCCTTTCCATCAGCAGTATCTTCTACTTCTTTTGTAGTTGATAACATGCCAAGAGAATCCAAACAAAGCATCATTGGTTTTTTATCATCAGATTCAATATATTTGTCAAGCACTCTGATAGATTGCGTTCTAAATTCTTGAACAGTAGTCACTGGAAGAATCACCATACGATTAGGGTCAATACCACGGTCAATAATCATTTGTTTGGTGATTGCTGATTCAGATTCAAAATACAATACACCAGCATCAGGATTTGTATCAAGAAAATTCTTGACCATACCCAATACAAAAAATGTTTTGCCTGTTGCAGATTCACCTGCGATAGCAGTAATCTTGTTGGATGGCAATCCACCAAAAAGAGTGCCGGAAAGCAGCGCATTGAATATATATGATCCAGTGTCAATAAACGAATCTACATCTCCCGCCTCAACACCATCTGATACCAATGCCGCATATTCATTTCCGGCAGTTTTTGCAATGTCTTGAAAAAAATTCATGTTGTTTCTTCTTTATAATATTCAACCAAGTCTTCATAACCTCCAATAAATTCACCATCAATAATAACTTGCGGCACAGAACTTGATTTTGTTTCAGCCATCAGTTTACCAAAAAATTTCTTATCTGCTTGAATAAAAGTATATTGGATTCCTTTTTCTGCTAGAAATTGTTTACACTTGTCACACCAAGGACATTTAGCATAAAGAAATGATCCAATAATAGTAATACCTTGACTTAAATCCTTTTCAAATTTTAAATTAATCATACATCTGCCTTTGATCTATTTTCTGAACGTACTACTTCAAATCCATTTGGATATCTCTTTTCCAATTTATCAATATTTGCCCAAAGCACTTCGTCAATAGTCACACCAAGAGCCATGCATCCTTGTGCCAAATACCACATTACATCACCCAATTCCTTGATCATCAATTCTCTGTTTTCTTTGTTTAGTTCTTTACCCTGAAACAAACATTTCTTGACTAAATCTCCGAATTCTCCTGCTTCGGCAGACAATCCTAGTGCTGCAGTAATCAATCTTTGTGGAGGTGTTCCAAATTGATCTTCCATCCGATCTAGTGATGCTCGAAATGGAAACTTTAGTCTTGATTCCTCGCTCGTCACACTATTCACAAATGTGACATAATCTTCTGTAAAATTTTTAGGCATCATATTAAAAAAATCCTTCTAAGGTTGAATTGTTCATAGTTGTTGTTTTTGGTTGATAATAATTTGTCATACTATGATAGTTAGTATCTTCCATTATTTTAAGTTGTTCCATACACCATTCAATATGTTCTTTCATTTGTGATGGAGTTAGTGCCTTTGCATGTTCTCTGATCATTACCTCTGGACCTTGTCTTCCATCAACAGGTGGAAGATCACCATAAAGTTTTTTGTATTCAGAAATAAATTGACTTTCTTTTCCATGAGCTTTTAATTTAACATCTGGACCATAACCCATAGCAAAATAGGCCACATACAAATGTCTTTTATTTTGCTCACCATAAATTGCTCGGAAATACATACCATTTTCATATGGATTCTTTTGATTCAATCCACGAATCACTGTTCCTGAAAAGTCCAAAGTTCTTGAGCAAATTCCTCTTGAAGTTGAAGAACCTGCAGTTCCAATATAAATTACTCTTTCATCCAAATGATTGGGTGTCTCATTTACAATCTCGCCAGTTGGATCATATGCATAAAGATAACACCCACCCATGTGAAATCCATCTTTATCTTTTTTCTGGAACCCAACATATTCATTATCAAAATCTGCACGAGTATCATTGGGAAAAATTGACAACCACTTTGGAGTATTCATAACAAATCCTTTTATCAAATTAACAATAAGTATATTATACCCTTTGTAATTCAGATGTCAAGCGTTTTTTTCATAAAATCTACAATTTTTTTGGTATCCTCCTCAGTCTCATGAACCATCTCTACCACAACACCCTTCTCGACTCCAAACAAAGTTTGCTGGTCTCCAAACTTTTCAATAATATTTTTACATTTAGTCTTGACAGTTTGAATAAACTTTTCTGATTGATCAGATCCTCTTTCTTTGTATCTTCGTTTTCTTTCATCATCAGAAACTGTCAAGTGTAAAATAGTCAATCGATCTCCACATGTTTCAAAAAATTTCTGATTGTTAAGTCGATCTCCTTCACCTACAATCTTTTCATCAGAAGTCAAGTTATTTTGCAACCATTCAATTGCCTTGGGTGCAACTGCCATCGAAAGTCGATCAGTACCTCCGAAAACTTGATCATCTTCATATTTACCCAATACTCGTAATTTGTTTTTAGAACTTATTTGTGTATCCAAAAGATCAGCAGGTTTATCATTTTTCCATTCATACTCACTCATGAACTTTCGCATCACAGTGGTCTTTCCAGATCCTGGAAGTCCGATCATATAAATCATTTTCATTGAAAAAATCCTTCTAATGTTGGTTTCTTTGCATATGCTTGTGGATGATATTGTTTTACCATATCAGTTCCACCTTTGTCTTCTAGAAAGTCATACCATTCTTTTTCATTGAACATATTTGGAGAAACACCATTCCAGTATTGCTTCCATAACTTATGTTCCTTATTCAATCTTCTGGAGTCAACAAAGTTTTTACGAATTGATTCGTATTCCCATGAACCTAGATTATCCATATCTTCACGGAAATAAAATACCAATGACATTCTCATCATATCTTCTTCACCAGAATCTGGTGCTTTAATCGGTGTATTTCCATGAATAACTCTCATGTTATCAATCAACAGAAGATCTCCAGGTCTTACATTAATTGCCATTCGAACTTCTGGAACTACCAAATAACCACCTTTCCAATCTTTGTTATCCTTTGTAATAACAGTCAAATTACTATATCCAGCATTCAGTGAACCAGCATCTCGATGACATGCCATTCTGGCATTTCTTTCATTTGTGGTTGTATTTACAGTAATAGTGGTAAAGGTTGTGTCTTCACCAATAAGAAATTTATTGTCAATACGATCAGCAAACTTTTGTTGCTCAGCATGTCGATTAGGAAGCAATCTTTTAAATTCTTTTTCTAATTTCCTTGCAAATGGATAACATTTTGAAAATTGATCACGATTGTGTTCTGTATATGATGTAGCTCTGCCATATGGAATTCTAGGATATCTTCCATAAAATCCAGCAATTCCAGACCAAAGTCCTGCAGCATAGGTAGTATTAGAAATCCATTTTTCTCTTACCATTTTAGAATACTTGGTTGCTTCATCGATTGTCATTTCTTGCAATCGTTTAACTAATTTAGGGAAGAACCCATCATATTCTGGATATTCACTTTCTACAACATCTCGTAACCAACAAAATCCTCTTGTATTTTTAACATACTTTCCAAGATGTTCTTCCATGATGGTTTGTAAAGGATCTGTTCCATCAAGACTTTTTGGTTGTCCGCCCATAAAATATTCTAGAACATCATATTGATATGGAGTCACCCATTCTCTTCCTGCTAGCTTTTCTGTTTTTGGACCAGCAGCAAGACCACGATTATGAGATTCAGCTGCAGCATCATACAATCCTTCAAATGCTCCTTGCTGTTCTTCAGCAGTGAAAACATTCTTTCTAAATTTCAGAGCAACTTTATTTTCATCAGCCAAATCTGTATAATACTCACCCTTGTCATAATTGTATTCTGGAGGAAAATACAAATCAGCGTCACTATCAATCAAAATATCATATGAACTTTCGTCAACATATGTTCCCAAGACCTTTTCTTCATGTAATACCTGCATAGCAATATAAACGTCTTGTCCTTCATCACCTTTGAATTTCTGCCATTTGTTTCCGTTTATTTCTATAATCTCCATTAAAATGCCTCCAATCCCATTAATTGTTTTGAAAATGTATTATTGTAATCTATGATACCTGCAGTCTTGAATATTTCCATTTTACTCTTGTTTATCTGATTTGTCAAGTATTCTTTTCGTATCATTTCTTCTCTGCATTGCCAAAGCGGATTCCAATCAATACCAATCCAACCATCCTTTTCAACCTGTTTAATTTCTTCAGCTTGACGGTCTAGGTAATATCCAAGATACCTACCATTCTTCACACGAAAAAGTTTTTTGAAAGAACAAAGACAGGTTTCCATTCCAAAATAATCAGCTTTTTTTGCTTGTTCTGGAAACTGTATTTTTGTCTCTTGTAATAATTCTGATCCTTTACTTTCCATCCAAGATATTTCTTTCTCAGAAAGAACCTTATCAACCCATTCATCTTTTCCGAGAGCATAACAAAGACCATTTCGATGCGATCTTGAACCTGAATAATCTTTTAACCAAAGATTATCAATATCAACATTTATTCCGCAAGTTTGTTTTAATGTTTGAATATAAAACCATGACATATATCGTCCATATTTATACCACGTGTTTACCTCATCCCAAAGTTTATGAAAATTAACAAAAGGATCATCTAATAGTAAATCATTAAATGCATCAATTTGATTTCTACCATTTACCCATTTTTTATAAGAAATAAATTGATCAGGTAAATGTCCTTTGTTCCATTTGGTATCTGTCTGGTATCTTAGTCGTTTAAAATTCTCAGCATTCCATTGTCGTAATCGATCCAATCCAACAAGTTCCATGTCAGGAAATTCATTCCATACTATGTATGCGGTTGGAAAATGATAGGTTGTACCATATATCCATGCAATCCATAATTTCTGTTCAATATTAAATTCGAATCGATCAAAGAAATAATTCAACATGTATAATGCTGGATCACAATCTTCAATAGCAAGAGACCATCCAAACCAGTCTACAAATGCTTTTTCACGATTTTCTGCCAGACGATAATCCATTAAAAATCCATCAAAGAAGGTACATTAAAAAGATGATCACGTAACCAATACGGTTGTACTTTTTGAATTGCTTCTGTTATCTTTTGGGTTTTTACTTTTCCAAATTTATGATACTCAAGACTTTCTCTTTGCAATTGTTCAATAACTTTTGAATCTGATGGAAGTGCTAGTTTTGGATTTTGAACTGCTGATTCTCTAAATGATAATTGTTCTTTTCTAGTTGCAAATAATGGTTGATCAGATCTCAATGATCCAGATGAATCAATCGCCCAAAACACTAATCCATTCTTCATATGCCAACTAACTGAAGAAGGAGTGCAAGATATTTTTAATCTGCTCATATTACTATCAGATGCTGTTTTCATAACGTGACTCCATATCTCCGAAGCATAACCATTCCCTTCTTGCCCTTGAATTGTAACAATTTCATAAAGATTAACATATGAAGTTTTTTTACTGAATGTTGCAAATACTGCAGAAACAGGAATGTTGTTTTGAAATAATACATATGGAGGTTGTTTGTCATAATTTTTAAAACGAATCCAAAGACTATGAGCAGAATTTAAGAATCTAGTGTTGGCTCCTTCTTCTGAATTTTTTATTATACCTTCAAGTTCTTCATGGTTGCATGTCCTTAACATTTTTTGGTCTTTTTATCTTTATAGTTTCTTTTTGTGAATATTTTACATACATTTCACACCTTTTGGGATTTGACAATCCACTACGGATTGCAATATTTTTTGTTGATGTAAAAACGATTCCTTTCGGAAATGTTGTAAGCCATAGCGGTCTGGATTCATTTCTGAATCCAGTAATTCCTTTTTCAATATCAAGCATAACTACTGCCATGCTTGAGGGAATAAAATCAAGAAGCGGATCATTTCCATGTTCTAAAGATCTCAATATTAGCTCGCTATCGTTTGCTGTTTCTGTCTTGTACTTCCATGTACTTGAATCTTCTTGTGATATTACTCCATTATGAACAATACTGTATTTATCGGATGAAAATGGTTGTGGATATCTTAAGTCAGAAGTTGAATAACGAATATGCCCTAACAAACATAATGAATCATTATCAACAAATTCTTCAAACTGAATTTTTTTAAGAAAATTATCAGCAGATAAATTCTCTTTGATAGTTATGATTTTAGATCCCTTTCGATAAGAAATCCCTGTTGCATGTTTTCCTCGAATCATTGTTTGAAGAAATATTTTATATATCAAAGAAATGTCTTCATCTTCAATACCATTTAATTCAATACCAATTACTCCACACATTAGACAACCAAAGAAAATTGTTTTCTTAAAATAGATTCTAGTCGAACGGATGTTATTACACCAAATCCCTTTTCCTTTTGAGGAAGAACCAATGGATTGCCGTTCTTCCAATGAATATAAACCATACTATCACGAGGAATCGCATTTGTCAAGTTTTTTGCCTGTAGAAAAATATTTTTTTGTACATCTAATCTAGACATAATACCTCAATTAAAAGCAGGTAATGGTTTAAATGTAGTCAACCTTTTATATGATTTGCTTTCTGGATTTCTGTTTTTCAAATTTACTATATCTTCGCTTAAAAAAAACTCTTTTTGACAATCTAAATTTCCAATAGGATATGATCCATATTTATAACAATATTCCATCAATTGTTTTCTTTCTTCTAATTTACACCATCCCTTTAAAAACTTTTTCGGGAGATCCGGATTAGGGCAAACAATTCCTAACCACCATGGAGAATCTGTTACATTTCCATCCAAATCTAAACCTGAACGATGTATTTTTAATTCATCCCAATGTTCTTTGGGTATTTCAGATTCAGTTATGGCATAACAATCAATTATAGCTCTATATGAAGATTCATTATTAGTTCCTCGAGAAAGAGCAGCTTTATGAGTACTTATTCTTTTAGATAAATTGCTAGTAAAGACTTTGCTGTCATAAGCCCAACCAACAGATTCACCAATATAAACACATCCTTCAAATTCATATGGTTGATTATAATATTTTGGCATTGTTGAATTGAATACAATAGCATATGTTGCACCATCCCAACATAATGCATTTTTACAAATTTTTGTATATTCTGTTAAACGTGACCATAATGTAACATTAGATTGTTTCGCATTTTCAACAACAGGTTTATAGTTAATGTCTTTCATAATGTTTATCCAAAAAAATTGTCAAGTGTCGGTTGTGCTCCATATGAGCGATCAATATCCCAATTGATTTGTCTCACAATAAGCATCAACGGTTCAACAAATGCCTTTTCAAACTGAAGATCATAATCAACATAATTAGAAATCTCAAGCTCCTTTGGCAATTTGCTGATAAAAGAAATTACATTTGATTGTAATGGATTGGGTTTTCTAAGGTTTAGAAATTTAATCTTCTCACCTTCCTGAATCAATGGAAACTTGGAAACCAGTTTCTGTTTCTTGAGAAGATAGTTGTACATCAGTGCACCTTTGCAGTGCATTGGAGTACCCTTTTGGAATATAGATGAAGAGTCTTTCCATTTCTCAAGCCCATTGACTGATCTTGGAAAGGCAATCTCTTCAACAGGAAGTTTCATGAATTCCTTTCGGAAATCTTGAATGAAGGTATTAATCTGCTTTTCATCACCACGCATAATTACTTTCAATGCTTCCTTAATCTTTTGGCGGCACGGATAAGGAGTAGAAGATTTGACTGCTTCAATACCCATAATTTTAAGTTGTGGTTCAGAATAACGAACTCCTTCGATATCCCATGCATTGAGAATGTAACGCTTCTTTGCGACCCAGATACCTTTGTCCGCAATCACCTCTCGTTTCATCTGCATCTTTTGTGAAAATGCATTCATGTATTGTTTAAGTTCTTCATAACATTCATCGATGTACGGTTCAACCTTTTCTTTTGCGACTGTGTCAAGAAAGTTTACCACCTTGTCAATAGAAGGATCTTTAAAAACTTTATTCACTAAGTTATCAAAACAAATATAAACTGAATCAGTATCAGATGCAATCACATAATCTTCATCATCTGTATTGAGTAAATTATTTAAATAATCATTTAACTTTCTCTCAATCCATCGAATAGAAAGTTGACCAGCTGTGGTTACACCTTCAGCAATAGCAAGATCAAAATACCTGAACCATTCATTACCGATAGCACCGTAAGCAGAATTCAGAGAAATCTTTCTTGCCATCTGAATGTTATTATAACGTGAAACATCATTCAGATATTCTGGATTCTTTGTATTCTCATATTGTTGTTTGGCATGAAGCATCTTCTTCTTGTATGTTGTACGATCATCATACAACTGCTGCATCATGGCAGGAAGAAATCCTTGTTTGTCAATCCTAAACTTTGATCCATTCGGTGTCATGGTCAATCCTTTTTCTTTCAAGAATTCAGTATTAAATTCTTTCGAGACGAACTGACCAATTTTTGTATCACCAAAATTCACACCATCATGTTCAATAGTTTCCGGAGAAATATTGTACTGAATAATCAGATGCGGATATAAAGAATTCAAGTCAAAAGAAAGAACCCATTTGTGTTGACCGAGAGCAGGTTCTTTCACATATGCGCCTGAGAACTGTCCAGACTTTGAGGATGTATCTTTTTGCGGAATAACAATATTCTGAGATCGGAGATGATTGTAGATCAAAACATCCCAATATTTAACAGATGTGAATGCGTCATTATAATTCACTTTGGCTTCATATGCCATGGTCATCAACAAATCCATCAATTTCATTTTAGCATCTAGACGTTCTACTAAAAGCACATCTTGAATATTATAGTCAATGAATGATTGATAATCGTTTGTATACCATTCCTTAAAAGAATCATATGGATTTTCATCCTTTCGCTCACCTAATTCTACAAATGCAATATGATCAAGTTTATAAGACTCTTGATTCGTGTAGGTGAATTTTTGATAGAGTTGTTGATAATCTAGATTAGCCACCCCCAGAATATCATAGATTGTATTCGTTTTACCGAATTTCCCATGAACCTTCTTTTCATTTATAATCTTCCATGGTGATAATCGTTTTAACACATCATCACCCAACACACGTTTGATACGGTTACAAATGTATGGAATGTCAAAGAATTCTGTATTCCAGCCAGTAATTGCATCCGGATGAATTGATTCCCACCAGAAAATAAACTTATTGAGTAATTCTAATTCATTCTCACAGCGAATGTATTGAACATTCTCATTATCCGTAGAATATTCACCAATACCCCAAACGATTATCTCTTCAAATCCATACCTTTTGACTGTGATTGAGAGAAGTTCTTCAGCAGCAATATCCTGATTAGGAAATCCGTTCTCGCATTGAACCTCAATGTCAAGAGTGTAGACTTGCATAAGAGATCGATCAAATCGAATCTCCTGATAATTGTCAGCAATATAAGTATAGACAAACTGAGTGAGACCAAAGACTAAATTCGGTTGGTTCTCATACTGAGCAAAGAATTCTTTTGCTTCTTTTATGTTTTCAAAACGAATAGGTGAGACTGGTGAACCTTCCAAAGTTTTGAACTTGGAAGGTTTTGGGGATGGGACATATAAGGTTGGCTTGTATTTAACAGATTTATTAAATCGAACACCGTCACGCACACCTCTAACCAAAATACTGTTACCCCATTGGGCAACATGTGTGTAGAAATTCATAGCAAATCCTGTTCGAATTATAAAAGACCATTATATAATATATAAATCAAAATGTCAAGTTTTTTTATTCTTGCCTCTTCTTTCCTATATTATATTTGGTCTCAAGGATCCAATCGTCCTTCTCTTTGAATCCGATAATCTTGATCTGAGAGAGTGGCGCTCTTGGTTCAGAGTTTCCATGAATTGTTACCAAATCCCAATCTTGCAGTAATCCAGCAATCGCATTTCTACGAGAAATGTCATTCTCACTGATATTGGTGTCTTTACCATCTAGTGCAAAAAGTTCTTTGAAATGAACAATATAATATTTGCCTTGTTTGTGTAAAATATGACAGGATTGAAATAATTTCTTTTCTTTTCTTGATGCAACACCAATACGAGATAGTGTTTCACGAACCTTCAGAAAATCATCAGGTTCTTTTATCGCAACTTCTAACATGTTATCAATCATTTTCTTCCACCTTTATTCAAACTATCTTTGATAGTAGTAATTTGTTCATCAGATAGTAGTTCAAGAGCAGCTTTAGCTTTATCATGACTATAACCATAATACTCTTTCACATACTCCAGATCCTTGATCTTATTTGCTTTCAACCATGGAGCAAATCTTTTCTTGGGTCTAATCGTATTTATATAAAAATGGAATTTCAATTTATTATCTATCTGATGATGAATATTCATTTCATTTGCAAACATTATGGTGTCTTGAAATGAAGATAAGATATGATTGACAACATATGCTGGATACTTCTTTTCCCACATTGGATCATCAGAATCCATCAAATTTTCTTTTGTGAAGTTTATTGCATTCAAATACTCCTTTAGTTCATAACTCATTTGAACCTCACATTTGACATAATTTCTGTCATACAAGCTAACAGATTGATCTCGTGGTCAGCGACAAATGCAGACTTATATTGATAATCCGCAATAATTAAAACCAGCTGGGGAACACTAGCAGGTTCCAGTCTGTCATATAAAGTATCGTAAATTTTACGATAGATTCTAGTAGGATCATTGTCAAGATTATTCGCAACCCATTTCCTCAAATTACCGAATTCTTTTTCTTTAAGAAAACTTGTCATTTCTTTCAAGTTCTCATCTGAAATATTTACAAGTATACCAGCATCAATTTCACCTGATGCTGAATATCTTTGTAACTCATTTAAACATCTTCTCCAATCAGGAAAAAATTTCTCAATTATCCCTGCAACAGCTTTTGGATTAAACTTGACATTTTCTTCTTCTAATATCTCAGTGATACGTTTAAAGAATTGTGCTGCAAGTTTGGGTTTCTCTTCATTTGGTATTCTAAATTCAACAACAGAACATCTTGAATGTAGCGGTTCAATGATACGATTCTTAAAGTTGCAAGTTAAAATGAACCCACAATTTTTATGAAACTCCTCAATGAAGCCACGAAGAGCAGGTTGAGTTGATTGGGGATTTAGATAATCTGCTTCATCAAGAATTACAAACTTTCTGTTTGTATCAAATGAAACAGTAGATGCAAAGTTTTTAATCTTGTTTCTGAGAACATCAATACCTGATTCTTCAGAACCATTAATCATCATGTATGTGGCATCGATTTGTTGCAACATAGCCTTCGCAACAGTAGTTTTACCTACTCCTGGACCACCTGAAAGTAAAAGATTAGGAATATGTTCGTCATCCACGAATTGTTGAAATGTATTCTTCAATTGTGCTGGAAGAATACATTTCTCAATAGAATCTGGGCGATATTTTTCTACCCACAAATAATTTTTCATAACAAAAACTCCAAAAGGATATTATCAATTAGATTCAAGAGCAATAAAATATTCTAAATCTTGTCCTTTATTTTTAAAATGGGAAATGCCTACACTTGCAACTCTGACATCATAATCACCTGTCAGCATTTTCAAGTTTTCAGTTTTAAAGCATGACACTAAATTGGTTTTTGATGTGTCACCAACTGATAACGAATAATTGTTTGAGGTCTCATTCTTACGATCAGTGACTGTCAATTGAATCTCTCCAGATTCATAAGCATTCACAACCAAATCAGGTACACCAAGAACTGCAGCAGATCTTTGTATTTGAGAAAACTCCTCTTGTGTCATTGTAAACTCAACATCAATCTCTGGCATGTGAATATCAGTCTTTGGTTCTTTGACCATATCAGTGGGAGTGTAAAAATACTTAACAGCATTTTTACTACCTTCTTCCTGAATGTGAACATATTTTTCTTCGAAATTCAACACAGGTGCTTTGAACAAAGAAAGCGCAGAAAGAAATTCATTCAAATCATAGATTGCACATTCAACCTCAAATACTTCTGGAATCTGTGCCATGGCAACAAT